GTAGGATTTTCGAATACGTGATCCAGGACCTGCCTGATGGCTGTAAGGACATTGCCCGCCGTGTCCTGGGTCCCCACTCCCTTCATTACCCATTCATGGGTAATCCCCTGTACAAGGGTGAGCAGGCCAATGGCCAGCTCATGGGTAGCGTTCTTAGCTTCCCCATCCTTTGTCTTGCGAACCTTGGCCTATATCTCGCAGTCAACGCAGTTCTTCAGCGTGACTGGACGACTAAGCAACGGCTTAACCATGTCCTCATCAATGGTGATGACATGATCTATGCCGGACCTACTCGTCTTTGGGATAAGCATATTCGCATGGGAGACCAGATTGGTCTGAAGATGAGCGTCGGCAAGGCGTACCGACACCGGGAGTATGCCAATATTAACAGTACGAGTGTTCACTACCGTATTGATGGCACTTCGCCCCCCTTCCAAATGGATTTCCTTAATGTTGGGCTGTTCTACGGCCAGCATAAGGTCCAGGGGGGGACGGATGTAGACATGGATGAGAAGCGTCCTTTGCTTTCCAATGTCAACTCTCTTTTGCAGGGAACACTACCAAACGGGAAGGATCATATCCTTTCCCGGTTTCTGGTAGAGCACAAAGCTGCTTTGAGGGAGGAGTGTAAGGTGTATCTTGAGGAGAAGACTCCTGCGGGCAAATGGACCCGCTATCCTCATACACGTAACATCTTCCTACCGAAGTCGACTGGTGGGATGGGGGTAACCCCACCACCAGGTTGGCGGTTCTATGTCTCCGAAATGGACCGCAGGATAGGATCGGCGACGGTTGCGCTTAACAGCGCCCCGTATAGTGGAATCGGGCCCTCGCCCGGGTTCCCACTCGAGACAGCAGATCAGCTGATCTCGAAGCCTTGGGCGATTAAGTTCTCAGCCCCGCCTTCCGATTCCCTTCGACTTCTCGCACCGAACCAGAAACTCAGTCGGTTCGTCACTCGCGCCGGTGTGGCCAGGTTCTGCCACAACCGGTGCGCTATCCGCGTCTAGCACTGGTTGTTGACCAGTTCGTCGGGTAAGTCTGTTCCATAGTCTCTTTCAATCAAACCCATGTTCTGACCCGGGAAGTCGTTAAACTCGCCCATTGGGTTATAGGGATTAAATCGTCCAAAACGTTGAGGTGTGTCTTGCACTTCGTAAATAGTTACGTGCTAAATGGCACCGTCCCGTGTGTGGTAGGTCTAGATACCTATCCAGGGATGGTGGCACTAAATGCCGAGAGACTGCACGGATGAGCAACCGCGAGGTTGTGCCCTATGATGAACAGTCCCGTTAGCTTGGCGGGATCCAATACACAAGCATCGACCTATCATCCCCGATGA